TGAATGCTGCAAACTTTACTGAACAATCGAAAATCTTTCACTAAAAAACCTTATTGCGAAGATAGTGATCATGTGCTTGGTGAGATACTAGAACAAGTCAATACTGACACCGGCAGGTACTACAAGACTCCTGCCGGTGTCCTTTACCCTTCTGTCACCACAGTCACGGGATTGATGGGTGCAAAAGGTATCGCCGCATGGAGAGCTCGTGTTGGAGAAGAAGAAGCAAACAAGATAAGCAATAAGGCCTCTAGGAGAGGAACTCGCATCCATCAACTCTGCGAAGATTATATTAATGGATCAGAGATAGATCATACCAAATATGATTATAATGATGCTTTCAACTTTGAAAAACTAAAGACTGTTATTGATGATCATATAGATAACATTCATATGCAAGAGGTCAGGTTGTATTCTGATTATCTCAAGATGGCTGGTACAGTGGATTGTGTTGCTGAGTTTAAAGGCATGCTTTCTATTATCGACTTCAAGACAGCAAAGAAAGCAAAGAACCGAGAATACATCACAAACTATTTCTGCCAGGCAGCAGCATATGCAATCATGTACGAAGAACGCACAGGCATTCCTGTCAGCAAGATAGTGATCATCATATCAGTAGACGATGATGAAGTTCAAGTATTCGAAGATAGAAGAAACTATTACGTAGATAAGTTGCTTGAAGTTCGTAAGCAATATGCAGATCAGTTCGGAATATAAGTTGCAGTCTAACAATCAGATCATAGCATATTATATGCATACTGACAACTCTTTTACCTTAGATAAAGGAAGATTAGAGAGAGATTGGATGGATAGGTCAAAGGCATATCGTTGCCTTCCGATGGGAATTGCCAATCAACACGGATGGGCATTTTATCTGAAAGAAGATATTCAGGTGTCATGGGATGGCACTGATGCTTTTGATGGCGTAAGAATACATAAAAATTATAACAACATTGCTAAGAGCATATTTGGCATGGGTATCGTGACCTTTAGCATCGATTGCGTAATACGAACTCCTCCTAATCATAACATCTATATCACAGGAGCTCCGAATTTTGTCAAACCCGGAGCTCACTCTCTTTCGGGTGTATATGAGGCAGATTGGGCGCCATATACCTTTACAATGAATTGGCAATTAACAGATGCATATCGAGTGATCAATTTCAATAAAGATGAACCGATATGTTTTTTCTTTCCTGTATTGAGAAATACTATAGAAGATATGGTGATGATCAAGAAAGATATGAAATCTAATCCTGAATTATTAGAACAATACGATGCTTTTGTTATTAGCAGACACAATTTTATACAGAGCAAGACAGAATATGACAGAGATTGGCAAAAACATTACTTTAAAGGACATTATCTTGACGGATCAAAATGCCCTTTCAACCACCAAACTAAACTAAATGTCAAAACTATAGATGAAAATAATAGTTGACATATAACATATAATAAACTATTATAAATACTATGCTGATGTCGTTGACATCTAATGGAATAGACACTGAGGACCCGGGGGCAGTACCCGGCGCCTCCACCAAAAAGAAGTTATATATGATATATGTGAGAGACGAAGGTCAAAAGATAAAAAATGGGATAAATTTTTATCCATTGTCTTCAAACCACGTTGGTTTTGTAATTAGGTTGTATAACAATGCATTATTTGTTAGATATTCAAAACTAATTAAACAGACTAAAATGCACATAGCTTCTTTTTGATGGGGGCGAAATAGGATCGACTGGTGTAGTAAAGATAAGATCGAGACAGAAGCAAAAAAACTAAATGCAAGAACTGCATCTAATGACAACGTTCCTTATTCCGCAATGAAAATTGCTGCTTAAGAATTGAGTCTGGGGTATGAGCTCCACCCTATCAAACAACGGGCTCACTTAATATTTGGAGTGAATATGATATATGGGTTATATAAACTTTTTGAGGAAATGATGGCATTTACATTGAATAGGAACCCTCCTAACGAAGAAAATAAAGAACAAGAACAACCCGAACCCAATGTCAGTTTGTTCTCTAAGATTGCCAATAAGAAAGAGACTGTCAATCATCCTGAACACTACGGCGGCAAGGAAAATCCTTATGAAGCAATCAAGGTGATACGGGCCTGGGAATTGGGATTCTCGCTGGGAAATACGCTCAAGTATATTGCTCGTGCAGGAAAGAAGGATTCTTCTAAGAGGATCGAAGATCTGCATAAAGCCATGTGGTATCTACAAGAAGAGATCAATAGCGAATACGAAAAACTCGCTAAGTGAACTGACACAATCAACACACAACAGGAGACTATAACATGACTAAGACACCATACGCAGGAGACTATAACATGACTAAGACACCATACGAGATCCGCCTAGATCTATTGAATTTTGCACAGAGCCAACTTACGGGTCAGTACTACGCTGATCTAGAACGTGCTCGCGAGATCTTTGATCAGGCAGAGCGTGAGACGGTGATCTCACGGCTGGGATATCCAACTAAATCTGACATCTTGCTATTGGCAGAAGATCTCAAGAGTTTCGTTGACAATAAGTAATAGATTAAAGGAACTCAATGCAGTTAAATAACATCAAGTCATCATCAGATTTTGTGAAAGAGATAACACAGCTAGTATCAGATAAAAATATCGGATTCTTTGATGCTGTCATCTATTATTGCGAGACACACAATATCGAAGTAGAAACTGCGGCTTCGATGATCAAACAAAGCACAATATTGAAATCCAAGATCCAATATGAAGCTGAAGAACTAAATCTGATGCGAAAGACAGCGCGACTGCCGATATGAAACCATTTGAAGCCTATCAACTTTATTCAGCTGTAAAGAATCACTTCACGACTGAGTCATATGATTATTTTAAATATCATGGTAAAGTAAACGCATCGGAACATACATTTGAAACTCGTAAAGACAAATATATGTTCTACAAATTATCCAAGCATGAAGATCCTTTGACTTTTTTGGTTGCTAATTTTGCTGAAGGTAAAAAAGTATGGGTGGGAGATATGTTTGGAATAGATAAAGATTACATCTATAATGATTATTTACGCAGAAAACAGTCTCTGACTTATATCTTTCAATCGGATATCGATAATCTTTTGGAAGATTTTGATTCCAATTTTAAAGTAGATGATGGTGATTATCCCCATCTACTTAAACTTCTTACTCGTAAAAAGATAACCAAAGAAACATTCATCATCATTCAGGATTGTGTTCGTTTCTTTGGCTCTTGGAACAAGAAGATTGCAGATCCAGTTCTATGGCCAGCTATAGCCATGAACTGCAAGAAATTTAGGCCTTTTATGGAATATGAAAGGCCTAAATACTGTGACATGCTAAGAAAGAAATTTTCTTGACTTGTCATAAAACACTCTATACTATTAATAATACGATATACATCGTCATACATCATACAACGGAGAATATACATGACTATTAATTTTGAAGCACTCAAGCAGAATCGCAAGTCTTCTTTCGATAAGCTAACCACTGAACTTTCCAAGCTCAGCCAGAATCCCAATCAGGAAGGCAGCAACAAAGACGACGACAGGTTCTGGAAACCAGACGTGGACAAGGCCGGCAACGGTTATGCAGTTATTCGCTTTCTTCCGGCTCCTACAGGAGAAGATGTTCCTTTCGTACGTATCTGGGACCATGGGTTTCAGGGTGCCGGCGGTTGGTACATCGAGAAGAGCCTGACAACTATTGGCCAGGCAGATCCAGTTTCTGAATACAACTCAAAGTTGTGGAACTCTGGTGTGGAAGCCAACAAGGCCATCGTGCGCGCACAGAAGCGTCGTCTGAGTTATTACTCGAATATATTTGTGGTCAAGGATCCCACTCGTCCTGAAAACGAAGGTAAGGTATTCCTTTACAAGTATGGCAAGAAGATCTTTGATAAGCTCAACGAAGCAATGCATCCACAGTTTGCAGATGACGTAAAGATCAATCCTTTTGATCTCTGGGATGGCGCGAACTTTAAATTGAAGATCCGTCAAGTAGAAGGTTATCGTAACTATGACAAGTCAGAGTTTGATAAGCCAGGTCCATTGTTTGCGGATGATGCAGATCTTGCAAAGAATATTACCAATATACATTCTTTGCAGGAACTTGTTGATATCAAGCACTTCAAGTCGTATGCTGATCTCAAGGCAAAGTTGGAAAAGGCATTGGGCGCAGCTGCATCTGCTCCTTCAGATGCAGCACATCATGAAGAAGAAGATGCTTTTCAGATTCCTCAGAAATCAGCACCCATGAAGGAAGCTCCAAAAGCGACTGCACCCTGGGATGAAGAAGATGATGATCTCAGCTTCTTTAAGAAACTTGCGTCTGAGTGAGGTTTACGGATAAGCTCCGATAAACGGATACAAAAGTCTATCTATATGAGACATAACGGGGGCGGTTTTTGGCGCCCCCGAACTCACTCTAGGAGATATAGAAGAAGGCCTGCTATTGGTCACTGTGTTCTTTGTGGTGTTATCTATTATGATAGGTGCAGCAGGAGCTGAAGATGATACAGCAAGATCGTTAACTCTTTTTAAGAAAGCAGGAGCAGTTTGGTTTGTTGTAGGTATAAGATCAGTCGCTGATACTGTCTCTGCCATGACATTGCCAAAGTTAGCACTAGCAGTACCAGCACCCGTAAATGTGGGTTGTTCTTGATTATTAAATGTGGGCTGTTCTTGATTATTAAAAGTTGGTTCTGTATCTACTCTAGGGGATATCGAAGAAGGCCTGCTATTGGTCACATTTTTAACAGCAGCCAGAACTGAACGTTCAGCCCCTCTTCCTGCAGCCATACCCGTCTCGCTTTCACTGTCAGGTGTACCTGATGATTTAGTAAGAGGATTTGGCAAAAACCCACCAACAGTTGATTCCCATAAATCATAGGCATAATCATTGACCATATTTCCGAGATTACCAAACATGTTTTTAACTGTATCTATAGCCTCACCTATCTTCTTGCTAATATAACCGGCAAGATCAAAGTTAGCAATCTCTCCAATTTTTGCAACAAATTCAGGCCCGAAGTAAGCAAGTATTTTCTGTTTAAAGTCTTCAAATGCTGTTGTTATCGCACCTGTTATACTCCAGCTATTCCACCATTCGATCACGGGTGCTAATAGATTGCTAACATTTGTTTTAAAGTTTTCAAACGCTGTGATTATAACATCTGTTATAGTCCAGCTATTCCACCATGTAGTTACAGCTGTAAGAATATTACTTGCTTTTTCTTTAAGCCAATTAAAAGCGAATTTTATATCAGCTATTACAAGATGAATAGCTTCTATTACAAAATCGCCCAAGTTAAATGTAGATAAGAATTTTGTTATAGCAGCAGCTTCTTCTTTAAAGCCAAAGTAATCCATGATGCCTGCAATTAAGTTACCCACTCCCTGAATAACCATATCAGGAATCATGGTAAAACGTCTGACGATAACTTGCATTGCAGTATCTAATGCACCTAATATATCTCCAGATAATATTTGATCTGCCAGTTTATTAACATCAGCAAAAATTTTCAAAACACTATTTACATATGATCGTAATACGCCCTTTACAGTAGATAGTATCGTATTAAATAAAGCTAATACTCCTTCTTTCACCGGAGTTATAATGTCGAGGTTGGTAATAAAGGAATTTAATTCTTTAGATTCTTTATCAAAACCTAACCATTCTAATACGTTTGAAATTAATCTACCAATACCTTTTATTAAAATGTTTGGTATTAATGCAATGGTAGTAGTGAGAGCACTTAACCAATTGCCTTTGGTTAAATCGTCAAATACAGTTGAAAGAGCTCCAAAAATTTCTTCCCAATCGGTCTTGTTTAATGAAAATACTGCTGCAGCAAATATTGCTGTGATAGGATTGATTCTCAAGGCAAATCTAACTAACCCCATCAAAGGTCCGGCTAAACTGGTTAGCATACGTACTATGGGACCTAGAATTTTAGAAATTCCACCTTTAAACAAACCACCTAAAATTCCACCAACACCTCCTGCAGCAGGAGGTGTTTCTTCTTCTTCTGAAGTTATTCTTGCCTGTTCTTTTTTTATTTTTTCTTTTTCTCTTTCCTCTTCGATGCGGCCTCTTGCAGCTGCAGTCAGTGAAAATATTAGATCTTGAAGCAGTTCATTATTATCTTTTAGAACATTCAATATGCTCTCTAAGATTCCGACAGATTCTATTTCTGAGTTTTTTCCTCCGCCATCGTCCTTGCTGTCAGGACTCGATACTCTTCTCCGGCCACCACCACCACCCAGCGTGGCCAATCCGCCGACACCAGCAGCATCAAGAGTAGCGGCCGCAACACCACGGAGGTTTGGGACAGATCCTACAGAAGCAGCAATAGTACCGCGACCTATAACATCTGCTATATTACTCATAGTTCCGCGGGCTGTGCCTCTGGCAGAGGATACCCTCTGTGTTACTCTGCTTAATGGAGATTCTTCTTCTTCAGTTTCTTCTTTTGATTTGGCTTGTTTTACTTTTTTAGGAGCTTTAGGTTTAGCTGGCGCTTTGTCTTCTACTTCAACTTCCGGAATAGATTCAATACCCGCTAGTATAGCTGCAGCAATAGCACGAGGCGCAACTGCTCCGGTTTGATCAACAATATTTCCAGTCTCATCGAAAAAATATTTTGAATTGCCCATCTTGCCGGCGAGTATTTTTTTCTTAGCCATTTTTTCTTTGTTCTTCTACTTGTTTTAGATGTTGCATCAGTAGTTCCACAAAAAGATCCCTCTCATAAGGATACATATCATTTAAATCAGACATACTGTATTTATGGT